CATGGATATGTGCCACTCGCTCGTTATTCTGATACAGATATCTCTTAGAACCGAAAAATTGGTTTAAGTATTCTTTACGTGCGCTATCTGTCATGTCCATTACTCCCACAAATCAAATGCTCTATCGACATAAAACTTCGCTTTCGCCATATCCTCATGACCATTCTTTAACGGTGCTCTAGACAAGTATTTAATTGCATTACCTATTGCGAATGCTAATTGTGGTGGGTACTGTGCCGTAACTTGTTCAATAAAATCTATAATTTCAATGTCGCCGTATGTGTAATGTGCTGGTTGCTTAACATTGTCTTGCATTTCATTCATATCTACTTTTCTGTTACTGATTATGCTCATTATGCTTCACTCCATTTCTTGAACATTTGGTTATAAGTGACATCGAACCAGTACGGATCACGTGAATGTTTTTGAGGCGTTCCATCATAAAGCCATGGTCTCAATCTTCTCTTTCTTTCTTCTTCATATTCCGCTCTCACATTTCGTTGGTATAGGTTCAAAATCGCTTTTTTTCTGATTTTTTCTCTCTCTTTTTCTTCATCTTTTATTTGACTCTTCATATATTCAACTTCATCTTTAGATTTTGAGTCTTTTCTTCCACACAATAATTCATCGCCGCGCATTTTATGTTTGTATCTGTATCTAAGAAGTTCTGGAGATATATGATATTTTTCTGAAACTTCTCTCAATGTCATTAGTTTTCCTTTGATACGCACTCTTATAACTTTTCTTCTAGCCATCATTCCACCTCTAAATCTAAAACCTTGATATTTATAACGTTATATTTTAATAGTTCACCTGGATTATTAAATAAATAGTCCGCCAAATTCTCTTTTTCTTTATCAATCTGATTGTAATTAACACTTTCGACTTCTGTAGGAATTCTAATGTCAACAGAAGCATTGATATAAGCTTGATGTTGCATTCAATCACACTCCTAATCCTTCATATAAAACGGAGAAGTAAATCCGTCACTATTCAAATTCAATCCTTTTGCCCAATCGACAGGCTTATTCATGATAGTTTCGATTTCCTTAAGTCCATTTGAACCTCTAGGTATTTCTACAATTACTTCATCATGGACATGTCCAACTATTTTAAAACCTGATGCTTCAAGCCTAGCTATAGAAATCGCAAGTAAATCCCTTGCAGTTGCTTGAACAATATTCTCGACTAACTTCCCACCATACGTTTTTAACTTTGACCATTTACGGTTAAGATCTAAGCCCATAAATTCAACAACTTGACTACCCCAACTATTTTCACCAACTGAAGCTTTTGGATAAGCTAAAGCTCTTCCACTAGGCAGTTCAATCATTAGAAAACCTTTTTTCATATAAAATCTAAGTCCATGCGTATGATGCGTCTTTCGGGATTTCACAGTATTAATTGCAGCCTCTTGGCAAGCCTTCCAAAAATTAACTATGTTAGGATTTGCGTTACGCCAACTATCAACTAAACCTTGTAATTCATTTTCTTCAATGCCCATTTCCAATGCACCCATCGCTTTTAAAGCTCCAGCGCCACCTTGATAACCTAAAGCTAATTCGGACACTTTTCCCTTTTGTCTGAGAGGGTCGCCTTTAGTTATGCTTTCTACCGGGACATTAAACATTTGAGAAGCCGATGCTTCATATATCTTTCCGTGTGTGTTGAACACATCTAAACGCCATTGTTCTTTTGCATACCATGCTATGACTCTTGCCTCTATTGCAGAAAAATCACTTACTGCTAGTTCATTACCTTCTTCAGCAGTAAATGTCGTCCTAACTAATTGACTTAATAAGTCTTGAGGATGAACATTGAGTAATAAATCTAAATCGTCAAAACGTTGTTCTTTAATAAGATCTCTTGCTATTTCTAATTCAGTATCTGAAATATAATGCTTTGTTAAATTCTGAAGTTGTACACCTCTACCTGCCCATCTTCCAGTACCGGCACCGTAAAATTGAAACAGACCTCTTACCCGTTCATCACTGCACATCATGTCATGCATTTTGTTGTATTTTTTCACACTGGTTTTAGACATTTGCAATCTAATTTCTAGCATTTTTTTAGCTTTTCCTGTTGCTTCTTTTAAGTACTCCTGAACCGTTTTCTTTTGTAAATTAGGTATATCTAATCCTTGGTCATCCTTTAACCAAGCCAATAATTGTGTAGGACTATTAGGATTTTCTAAACCTGTTATATGTTTAGCTTGATTAAGCAATTCTTCTTTACTCTGCTTATCGAGCACATTAGCTCCTAACATCAATGATTTAGAAAGCTTAATACCTCTGTCGTTTATATGTTGGTCAAAAACCCAATATGCTTGTTCAATTGCAGTTACTGGAAAGTCTTTAATTTTATGAGCAATCGTCATTTCTACTTCTACATCTCGAATACAGTAATCTATAAATTGTTGCCATTTTTCAAGATCATGTTCAGGCAAGTTTCTTGTTCTTCCTCCATTAACTTTTGTTGGTTTACAAGGTATAGAGAAATAACGAATTAAATTTTTACCTGCTTTATCTTTTTGGTTTTGTAGTCTTAAAACTTCTCCAACTTTATCAAGCGAAGCAGGTAAGCCAATACGCATTGAATTAACCATTGTGCAAATCCATTCTTCAGGTGGCATCTGTTTATTAAAATGTTTAGCAAGACAAGTTCTTTCGAAATTAGCATTGAATGCATACTTTTTTACAGCAGGATCAAAAAGAGCAATTTTAAACGTCTCAAAATCAGCGTGGAAAGGCTCATTATCTACTTTAGTCATGTCAATCGCACTAATCGCTCCACCATCTATTGAATAAGCTATAATTAAAATTTCGAAATCTTCAGCTTCTGTGTATTTATAGGCACCACATTTCGAAATATCATTACTGCTATATGTTTCAATATCTATATTCATAAATCTCAAATTCTTGACACCTCAATTTCTTTAAAATTAAAGTGGGGCTAAAACCCCACCTATTGACTTATAAGAAATCCTCATCATCAGTGTCTAATTCATCGAAATCATCTTCTGCTGCACTTGCACCGCCAAGAGGTTCGCCTTTTTCTACAAGTTGAATGTTGTTCAATCCAACTGCGATACCCTTATTACCATTTGTGTTGAAAGGAAATAGATTAATTGAAGCTCTAATATAATCACCACTTACAACAGTTCCAGAATCCGTTAATCTAATTTTGTTTTGGTCAATAATACCAGGTGCTTGTTTGCTTGATGCGTTAATAAAATAAGCGTCTTGATAATTGACATCATCTTCTCTTTCAGTATCTCCATCACGTAATGGAAGTTTCAGATTTGCAGGAACTTTGCCTCCAAACTTACTAACTTTTCCTTCTTCTTTAGCAGCTTCTATAGCTTGTTCAATGGCTTTTATCGTACTTGTATCTGATTTAGGAATGATTAAACTGATTGAATACTTTGATTCTTGCCCTTCTTGCATACTGTGAGGTTCAAAAATATGTGCATATGATGCTCTTACTTTTCCTGTAATCACTTTAGTTTTATTTAATACTTTTGCTTTCATGTTTATATACCGTCCTTTTAAATTTTTATAGTTTGTCAAAATCATCTTCAGCAGATTGCTTTATAGCTGGTCGTTTATCCGACTCGGTAGCAAGTGTTAATTTACCTTGCGGCTTTTCTATAAAACCCTCTGTAATTTTAGAAAATGCTTTTTTACCAATTAATTTTTCTAAATTCGTAATGCTAAGTAACTTGGTTTCTGTAATATCTTCAGGTTTATAACCCGCTTCAACTAACTTTTCAAGCATTGCTTTTGTATCAGTTATCATTCTTCGTGAACGACCTTCTACAAGCTTCCAACCAGGATAGTTTTTATCATTTTCTTTCGCTTGATTTAGTGCATATTGTTCTACTTCATCAGCCCATTTTTTGATATCAGGCAGTTTATATAAAAGTTCTGCAATCTCTTCATCACTTAACAAATGTGGTGGCTTTTGAGGCACATTTTGCATGTATTCTGCACGTGTTCTACATGAATGATTTATCTTACAGAATCTACAATGACTACCTGCTTTAAACTCTCCTCCACCGTTATAAGCAAGTCTGGCTAATGGTTTAACAAAATCGGCTCCCCATTGAAGTAATCTTGATATTGGTAACTCTTCAGTAGAAAAGTTATCTATTCGAGGTTGTATGATAGTCATGCGAATTGTATGAATGTCATACATTAAACTAAGCAGTTCATATGCGCCCAAGCCATATAATCTAAGTTGAGGATTATCTATAGCTGAAACTTCAATGCCTTTACCATATTTAAGGTCAATAATTTCAAGTACACCACCTGAAAATATAATGACATCACCAGTTCCAAAAGATTCAGGGACGTATTTACCTAAATCTAATTTTGTTTCAAATAAAGCTATTACATCATTATCCCTACTCAAAGCTTCGTTATATTTTTCTTCTACATTAGCTACATACTCTTCCACATATTCACGCAATTCTTCGCTGTAATATTGATTTCTCTTATAATTTTGAAAAGCCTTATTAAACTCAAACTGTGTTAGGCCTTCATATTTAAGGCTGAAATATAACTCACTTAACTCATGGGCGAATGTACCTTCTTCGGCAAAAACTGTACTTTTATCTGCAATACCTTCACTTGCCTTAATACTCGGTGGGCAGTTTAGCCATTGTTTTGCTCCACTTGCACTAAGCTTTGCATGAGCTCTATTTGAGTGATCTAGCTTCATGCATTTATTCTCGCATTCATAAAATCAACAATTTTTTCATAATGCTCTTCTTTGATAGTAGATAGCTTATCCGCACCAAGTTCGTTAAGTTTATTTCTAAATTCTTTCTTATCAGAAGTATCTGCTTTTTTAAGGAACTCTTTTCCTACTGATAAAACATAATCTTTAGTTAAATCAGCAGAAGTTTCCTTAACTTCTTCAATTGATTCCAGTTGAGCTGTTTCTTCTTTTGGCATTGGTGCTTCTTTAACTTTCTCTTGTACAATTGATGAATCTACTGTTGATAGTTCAGTGGTTAACACACGTAAATTGTTATTTAATAGTTTTAATTCTTCAAAAATATCTTCTAATATTGCCATTGATTAAATCCTCCTACCATTTCATGACTAAGTTAATTAGTCTGTCCTGTTCATCTGTGTTCTCTTCAATCCATTCGTTTATAACGTCACGCATTGCATCCGTCGCAAAATATAGTTCGCTTAAATCTACAACATGAAATGATTTAAGTGGAATATTATTCATATCCTTGATTTGTATACTGATACCGTCATGTTTTTTCATCGCAGACACTTTAAATTCAAACCCGTTAAAGCTGATAATTTTATTTTTTATCTCACCAAATTTGTAATACATTGTTTTAGCCCTCCTTGTTATCATCAATACCGTGAAATTTTTGTGATTTACACATTTGGAGAACATTGACAATGTCTTTATAACTCTTAGTGCTATCCAATAAGGAAGCAAGATCGAAAGTATGACCAATCACAGAACTTGAACCTGCTAAATAATCTCCGTCGATAACTCCTATTGATGAGAAAAGCAAAATATCAAATTTACTTTCTCCCTTAATTTCTTTCGCTAATTCATACAATTCTCCGCTTTTTTCAGATAATAAGTCTTTTACTTCTTCCTGAGTCATGTCTTTATATTTTTTAGTCATTGTTGACTTCCTCCTCGTTTTCTTCGTCCTCCTCGTTATCTTCTTCGTTTTGTAATTCATAAATTTTGTTTTTTAGTTTTATATTTTCTTTTTCCAATTTTTCGTTTTTTCTTTCTTCCGCAAAATACTTACCTCTGTAAGTATCTTCTTCTTTATCTTTAACAGCCTTTATTTCAATAAGTTTTCTGTACTCGTTCAATGTGATTGTTACTGTCAATTCTTGATTTGCTACAAAGTTATCTTCTTCATTTCTGTATCCTGAGAAATCTTTAGTGTAATAATGTTGTT